AATGTCTCTTGCTCACACAGTTCCTCATTGGTCTTAAGGGTCTCCATGAGCGGATGAACCGTGAAATTGCCCAGCCCATACTTTCGCATCGCCCTATGCAGGTACATGTTGCTACCACGAGCAGCCTCGTTCTTGTGCTTAGACCAGCGAGACGCCAGTGTTTCAACAGTTTTCCCAACGTAATACTTACCGTTGATGGTGTTCGTTATCAAATAGACGACCATATCTGCTAATACGCCCTTTTTAGGCGCGAACACGATTTTGAACGGGTAGAGGAGGACAGGCGGCAGCATCGGATGGACGCTGGTGAGGCCAAGGTTGGTCTCAGATGATGGTTAGCTGTCTTCGTATTCGTATTCGCAGTCGTGTTCGCGTTGCTACTACTTAGAGGTTAGAAATTCAAATTATTGTGGGTGCTCTTAAGGTGAACCCTACACCTTCCTCGCCTCACGGTTGGAGGCACCCACAAACTTTAGTTGTCAAGGTACCAGACCCTGAACTGGAGATAGGCTCCAAAGATGAAGCCTTTGGAACCTTCCTCGTATTTGTAATCAAAATCCTTTTCAACCAGCACAGCGGTTACAACAGTGGCGTCCGCGTCCGGAAGGGTTCCCTTGTAGTTTTCGAGAAACTGACGGACTACCTGAATCACACCCCGGCTCCCGTAGAAAGTAGACGAGTAAGCTACCACCTGAAACAGCCCATCTCGGATGCCGGTGGTTCCGGCCATTGCGTAGTGGTCTCCTGTGGAGATGCGGCTCAAGATGAGGAATGGGATAGTCGCGCCCTGCGGAGCCAAAACCCAATAGGCACTGGTGGTGCCATTCTTATCGACACCAATCGCAGCCTTTATTCCAGCGTTCGAAGTTATAAGTTGGTACAGTCCCTGCTCTATCATGGGTTCACCACCACGTCATCGCCAACCCATGTCCAGATGTGAAGTTCGTTCCGGTTTCCATCCGGGTCGGAAAAGCTTTCAATGTTGTGTACTTGTGCTCTGACCATAATGGTCATGCCGGTGTCCAGACTCCACGTATGCGGATAACGAATCACGATTTTGTAACTGGATACAGCCTGAAGGGTCTGAGGTTTGTCTTCCTGCTTACCCCGCCATTGAGTCACGTTCGCCCACACAGTTGCCGCAGTCGTAGGAGGCATCGGCGTTCCATCCGTCGCGTTGCCACTAAGTGACTGGACAAAGGAAACCTGCGTGTTGTAATCCGTGGCACCGAGATACCTTGTGCCCCATGGCTGCTTTGGAAGTTTCATTAGCGGGGTATCCTCATACTGCGGAAAGCGCGAAGCATACGACAGAGTGTGAGACCGACCTCGGTCGTGGGCTCGATAGTTACGACCTGACGGACGTTGAAAAAATGGTTTGCCAAATAAAGAATCGCCATGACCAGCCGTGATGGTACTTGTGTCGGGTCGGTGAGTGAGTAACCAGCCCAATAGGTAATTTGCACACAGTCTTGCAAACGGGAAGTCACAGGCCACTGGTTGCCCACGTTGAGAGTAAGTTTGTCCCCGAACACCACGTAGCTGGTTGGATTGAGAGTCAGAAGGTTACCGTATGGGTCGGTGTAGTTGACCACTACGTTATTCGTGACAGGCGAACCGGAGGGCACAATAACCGGGCGACGAACTAATTCGATGCTGTCCAGAGCGGGGAACCCATACCACCACCATTGCGTCTGAATGTACTGGTAAGAGAGCCCGAAGAACATATTCCGGGGGTCACACTGACCGGGGAAGAAATCGTATGTCTCAAGAACCTGCTCATTCAAGCAAGCCTGAGCCGCCGTAGTTTCAACCTCATCGGTAGCTGCGTCGATGTAAAGCTGAAGCATGGAGTAATCGGCGGTTAACACAGCGGGAGACGAACCCGAGACATACTGTTGAGGGAGGTCAAACCTTCCGAAGGAGGCAAGCTGTTCCGGAGTTACAACCGGCACTGTCCGTGGTGTGAGAATCTGTTCGTACATCGTGGCTCCAATTACTTACGCTTGTTGATTTCAAGCTGGTGAGAAAAGAGACTGGTACGAGTCTCGCCAGTCTCGGTGTTGATGATGACAACTGCCTCTTCCACAGGGTTGATGGTGACAACCACAACCTCTTCCGTAACCACGGGCTCCTTGGCTTCAACTGTCAAAGTGGCGGGGGTGTTTTTGAACAGCTTCAAGTCGAACTCATTCTTGACTGCGGCGTCCTTGCTGACTTTGGTTGCGAAGCCTTTGTCTACAGCCTCAGTCGCGTTCATCCAAGTTTCTTCGGCTTGCATATCCAGAACCTTTGCCTTATCCAGACCCGTCTTGGCGACATAGATGTCTGCAATGGAGGAGGTCACCGTGTCCAGAGTGTCAGCCGTCTTTCTTAGGTCGTCCGCTGCACCGAAGGCCATAGACATCGCATTGTGAATCATCATCACTGAACCTGTGTTCATGGTGATGGTGTCACCGGCCATGGCGACGATTGACGCGGCAGAGGCAGCGAGACCATCGACAATTACAGCTACTGGCTTCGACTGAGCCTTGAGAAGGTTGTAAATGGCAACCCCCGCGAATGCGTCTCCACCGGGGGAGTTAAGATGGACTTCGATGCTTTTGAAGTTTCCCTTGAGGGCGTCGGCTACCATTTGAGGCGTGGCACCGTCGCCAAACATCGATTCTCCAATGATGTCGTACATGTTCATCGTGAGCGTGTCCTTCGCTGTTGAGGCGTTGAAAAACTTATTCATAATCGTCTCCGATGGCTAACGCGATAAGTACCGCCTGAGCCTGTTCTGTTGTGTAATCACTGCGGTGTGCTACATACTCTTCCGCTTTTTCAATGGGAACATTGAGCACTTCGGCAACGAATTTTGCAGTTACCTTACCGTTTGTCTCTTTACGAATAATGCGGTCTGCCATACTGGTTGCCAGAGCCTCCAAACGTGCATTGGTCTTCTTAACTGGTTTGACTACCGGCTTCTTCTTCACAGGCGGCTTAGTCGGTGGAACCGGGTCGGCGTTATCGTCTCCATCGCCTCCGTCAACATCCGGCTCATCGGCTTCAGGGTCGGTAGACCCTTCATCTGCATCGTCGGGGTCATCGGGGTCGGGCGGTTTTTGCCCCGGTATGAAAAACTCACCTGTCTCAGGGTCGTAGATACAACCTGAAGCAGGACCGGCGAGGAAGTCTCCACCTTCAATGGTGTCTCGGTCTTCTATCTGACGCGCCTCATTCGGTGTTAGCTGGTAGGACAAGATGAGCGCGGAATTTGTCTCTGCTCTTTCCTTTGGAGAACCCCTCAAAATAATGTCGGAGTAGTGTTTAGCGTATAGCTTGCCCCACTTCCTCTGTGGGATTAAATCCCTCGTGATGCTATCCTCAATAGCTGTAGAAAAAGGCAACAATGAGGTGTTGAAGTATTCATCGAGAAAGCCTTGCGATGCTGCATAAGTAGAGTTTTGTTCGCCCAATCCCATCTTCACCAAAAGCGGAGCCCCACCCAAGAACCTGACCACCTCCTGCTCTGACCACTTACGGGACTCAAGTAACTGGCTCTCTTGAGCATTGAAGCTCATCTTCTCAAATTTCATGTTTGGAACGTAAGTGAACTTACCGGCGTTCTGTGAACCGGCATAGTCTTTCTTGAGGCGGTCGAGTGTGTTCTGAGCTTGTATTTCAGTAGGAGCAGAATCAGCATCTGCGCTTGTAAGAAAACCACCCATGGACAACCCATTGGAAAACACACGTCCTGCAACCTCCTCTGACGCCATCAGGAGAGACAGAGCCTCTTTAGCCAGTAAAATCGTTGGTGAACCTTCGAGACCAAAACCCTCAAGATTCAAACTGGATGTATGCCAAATCTGGTCTTGTGTGAACTCGATGATGCCGCCTTGTCCCATGTTGGTGTAGGCGTACTTCAAAACAGGGAGGTCGGGATTACTTCTGTCCCAATGCGGACGCATGTGCCATGCGTTTAGTGGGACGAGTGCAATAAGGTCACCGGCTTGGTCAGTGATTTTCTGGCAATAACAGTTCCCGTTCATAATTAGTTGAGAGTAGAGGAACCAACGAGCTTGATAGCTTGTCTGGTAGCTGTTGAGACAATACCTCAGGATGCCATACAGTGGTTCATCAACCGCTGGTAGAGTGCGCGGACGACCACCCACAGTCTTAGTCTGGCGGAGAATCAAAGGCATCTTCGCAAGGTCGTTGCACAACATCTTCACTCCGCCGAGGAACGAAGCAACACGGATGGCTGTTTCTTTAGTTACGACCTTACCGGACGCTGTAGGGAGCCCAATCAGAGAGTGAACAAACTCTGAGGACGGGGAAGCAAATGTGCTATCTCCGGAGTTTCGGAATGAAGTAAGCCCGAGAGACACAAACTCCGGCTCCCAACCTACTTTAAAACCTCTAAATAGTTCCATTGGTCAATTCACACTCTCTCTATAGGGGTTAGAAATCCGAGTTACAAGTCGAACTCTCGTCATCCCCGGTCTCTTTAGTAAAATCGAAGCCGTAGTATATGCGCTTACCACCAACCCGTAGACCCCTGTCCATGCCGAGCCCCATATCATGCAGCAGCGTCTCCCATTTGTGTTGCTCGTCGCTCTGGTTCGGCCTGTGCTTGATTGGGATGCCACCACGGTGAGGAGTGCGAATTCCGCCGCGACACAGAATACGGCTAACACGTGCCTGTGACGTGTGGAACTTCTTAGCTATCTCAGATTGAAAAAGAAGAGGATAGAGGATAGCGTAGGCCACGATTGCCTCATAGCTACGTTTACGCTTTTGACCTATAACACTCATTAGGCGGTCACCGCATAGAATTCTCTCTTTGGCTTGACCATGTTGTCATCCGAGGTAGCGGAGGCCAAGGCCATAAGAAGAGATGAGCATCCGTCCACTTTTTCACGTTTACGGTCTCGGTCTGGCTTAAGAAACCCACTCCCCTTTTGTGTGTTCCACCTCAGGTTATTCATTTGCCAACGCATGACTGGATTACCAGAGTGAGCAAACTCCTTGCGGAGAACCTTCCTCATCAACTCTTGGCACGCGGGGTTCATCTTGAGGGGGGTCTGAGGAAACGACACAAGCTTACTCATCTTGAATCCACTCTCACCAAGCATTCTGATGAGTTCGTGTGACCAAGACTCGTCATAGTAGATTTCTTTGAGGTCGAACTTCTCACTTATCGCAGTGAGTTCATCGGCGATGAATCTGACATCGGTCAAGTTACCGGGGGTAAGAACGATGAACCCGTCCTGTGCCCATAGGTCATAGCTCACCTTGTCCCGTTTTACGCGGTCTTGGACGTTATCCTGAGGACACCAGAAATACTCCAAAATTACCCACTTTTCGCCTGTTTTAGTCGGTGGAAACACCAAAACAAGAGCACTTGTGTCCAATTTGGGAGCTAAATCCACCCCTCCAAAACACACTCTACCGATGAGTGTTTCGATGAGTGAGCCACGGAGCCGCTTCCTATCCGGGTGCGTCGTCACGTCTTCAATGCAACACTCATCCCAATTCTCTATTTCAATCGCAGGGTCAGCCGCTTCGTCAGTCCAGATGTTCAAGCGGTACCGTCTATATTCCCCCATGGCCGTGGGCTTGCCTACAGCCTCCTTGAATTGATTTTGCAAGGCTGACAAAGGTAGGATTGTGCTTAGTGATGGGTTGGGTTTCACCCAGTTACGCTCGTCTTTGATGTCATCTTTGGCGTCGAGCGAGAATATGAACGGGCAAACCTCATCGTCTTCCTGCAACCCATCCAAGATGCGGGTTCCATACTCGTGCTCATCCCAACATAGTGAAGATTTATTGGCAGAGGCCCCGGCTGTGGTGAGGCAAAGCAACATCGGTTGCTTGCGAGTGTCTCCACCAAAACGCAGGATGCTCCAAATGCTGTCAGTTTTTTTCCATCTATGAAGCTCATCGAGGATGGCCGCTGATACAACCGCACCATCCTGAGAGGAGGCGTCACGAGTCATCGGTGAGAGACGAGAACCCGTGCCAGAAACCGAAAGAGATAGAACGGGGTTGTTACCGTACTTCTGAATCATCTCCTGCAACTCGGGGTTCTTGTCTCGCATTGAGACAGCTTCACCGAAGCAAATGTTCGCCTGTTCCCGCGTCGTGGCTGCTATGTAAACACGGGCTGACAACTCACCGTCAGCGACAAGATGAAACAGTCCAAGCGGGGCCATAAGACCCGTCTTGCCATTCTTTTTAGCTACCTCCAAATAGGCCCTGCGAAATCGCCGGGTTCCATCAAGCCGCTTCCACCCGTACAAGATGGCGATGAAGGTTTGCTGCCATGCCATAAGTGTGATAGGTTCGGTTTGTGCGGAGGGGATACAGAAGGTTTGGCAGAAGTCGATGACGTAGTTAGCCGCTGCCGGGTCAAACTTGATGTCTGTTCGAAGTAAGTCCCGCTGGTGTCGCTGAATGGCTTTGCGAATCCAGCCACCTACAACGAGAGAGCCGGTGGTCACCCCATCTATGTAGGCATCGACCACCGGGTTTATAGATATGTTTGCTGCCATATATAATGGGGTGCATATATCTAATACTGCAAAATGCGAAATTAGTTACGACGCAAAAACCCACCCGACTGGAGCACCGCCATGGCAGACGGATATGAGTCGGGTGGGTTTGAGTCTGAGGGAACCGGAGGCTGACGACTTCGGCTCCTCGTCAGATGTTGAGTTACTTCTCGGAGAATTCCGTGGTGGACAGAGAAGGATGCACAGCAGGAACGTTGGTGATGCCGTTGGCAGGAACGTTGGTGCCGACATTGCCATTGACGACGTTACCATCGACAACCCTGACATTCTTTTCCTGCACATGCGCTAAGTCGCAAGCATTTGCGTGTGCCTTAGCCTGTGCATCGTAAAACACCTTGCGGTCGGCGGCTTCCTCGGCTGCTGTATCGCGAAGACGAGCTTCTACGGCAACGAGGGATAGGTGTGCAGCAACCTTGACTGCCTCAGCGAGAGCAAGCTCAGCCCGTTTCACTGCGAGGTCGGCGGCTAAGGATTGCTTATCGTAAAGCTTGATAGCCGGTGCTGATGCGGGTGTAACTGGCGATGTTACATATGGCGATGTGACATATTCGGACATGATGAACTCCTTGATGATTTCGGTGTGTTGGGACAAAACAAACCCGGCCAAGGTTTCTCCTGAGCCGGGTCTTGTTGGCTGTGATTAAGCCGTTGTGTTGAGTTGCACGACCGCCTGAGCGATAAGGATGCGTTGGTCAACGCGCCTGTATCCCAAAATCACGGTCTGACCCGCAAGAGCGGCAACTTGGTCAAGTACCTTGATTCTGATGTTACTGTCACCTCTATCGCCGATTACAGCGTAGGAGTTGAAGTCACCGAACAGCCATGCACCGGAAGCAGAAGGCGAAGCAACATACGAAGGCATTTCGCCAGAGAATGCTACAGGCCAACCGAGAAGACGAGCCGAACCACTTGATTCAAGGGTGATGTAAGTCTGGAACTGTGAGGCAGCAACCTGAGCCTTGAACAAGCGGACAAATTCCTGACGATTCACAAGCCAAGAAGCGTTCTTGTAGTATTGCTTGTTCAGCGATGCGGTTGTATCCAAAATCGGGTTGATACCGAGTGTGGCACCACCAGCCGTGATGGATGCGCCGGTAGCTGTGGTTCCGTTCCCAAGATAGCCTTGAGGCTGCGAGGACCCGGTTCCGTTGATGAAGAGATTCTCTTCTTTCGTGACAACGCTGCGCTGCAAGTCCATTGAGATGAACTCAGATGCGGCCTTGCTATCTTGCAAAAGTTCCCAACTTGCGTAGATAGCATCACCGACCGTGTAGGCAGACAGCAAGGTCGTTGCGAAGGTCGGCGCGTTGGTCGAAAAATTGTTTACGCCACCTGAGTTAGACTCAGGCTTCAGTGCGGAAACAGTCAGGCTTGCCTGATATGGCAAGTAAAGATTCATGGTTGTCGTGATGACGCGGCTAAGCTGACGAGCCGTGCATTCCTCGATAGCCATCGCGGGGATGCTCGGGTCAGTCTCTACCGGCACGAGGCTTCCACCGGCTGCGGCTGAACCAGACTCACCAAGTGATGCGTTCTGAATCAAGAAACGCTGATGGTCGGTGCTCGACTTCAGGCTCTGCCAGAATCCCTTGACATACTCAGGGGTGCAGTTTGCCAACTGGGTTGCGTTCTTGTATCCACCCGCTGCGAAATACTTCGTGGCAGCGATTGAAGAGGCGATAACTGCCGCTTCGCGTGGTGCTCCGACTTCGCTCTTGCCTTTTTCGATGGCAGCGTATCGGGAAAGATTGAGGGTGATGGCATCGAGTTCAGCGGTAAAAGCTGTGAACTGTGCTTCCTCTGCGGCAGTAAGTGAAACCTTGAGGTCGGCAGCGTTGGTAAGCATCTTCGTCTGCGCGTCAAGAATTTCCTTCTTACGCTTGTTTAGAATTTGGGTATCCATTTTGTGGTAATCCTGTTTTTGGAGTTACCCTCTATTTCTCATCGGAGACATATAGGTACGTGGGTTGTCACAGGGACTCATAGGAGCCGAATGCAACCATCTAATGTAGGGGTTCGTATGCAGAATTTAATTTGGTTTTGCTGTGAGCCTTTACCTTTGTTGTATCTGTAAGGTGCTTCCTCCCCCGGTGCCACGCCTCTTGTTCGTAGAAGCGGAAGCTTACATCGTCATCTCCATATTCGGAATCTATGTCAAACTCAAACATAGTAAAGCTCCAATTAGTGAGCCCAACAAAATAAGGAGGCCGAGATAGAATCCAACGAGAAAGGCGGTTATAAATTCAAGCTCACGGCGTGACATGTTAGAGATGCATCATGTGCAAAGCTATGTAGGTGAGAATGGAACCAACTACCCCGGCTACTGCCATAAGGACGGGTTGGGA